AAAACAAATGTGGGAACAATCTCACGCATTATTTTATGGGATTAAAAACCTCTCTTTATCTTTTAATATACCAATAGTTGTTTCTACTCAAGCTACAAGAGAAGCAGCAGACACTTCAGCTTTTCCAAGACCTGACCATGTAGCTTTTGGCGATGCTTTAATTAGAGCTGCAGACGTAGCTATTGCAATGAGAAAACCAGAATCAGAAACTTCATCAGGGATTATTTTTAGTGGAGAGAATAGAAAACGAGACCTTAAATTTCAAAAATATAGAGATGGAGAATTACCATCTTATGAAGTAAGTTTAAAATGGGATGTAGACAAAGGTATAATAGAGGAGTATAATAAAGTTAATGAGTTTTAATAAAAGAAAAGTTAAAGGAGTAAAATATGCTTAGAATGATTTTTAAGTATAGAGCAATTCTTCCAGAGCTTTTAGATTTAGTAGAAGTATCAGTTGCGAGTATGCAAGATGGTAAAATTTCCTCTAAAGAAAGAAGTGCGTTGATGAAGAAGTTTTGGGCTTTAGTAAAAGCTTTAGAAAAAACGGCTAAGAAATAAGTAAATGGCAGATTGGACATCAGCACTATTAAATGTGGGAATTAACGTACCATTAGATAAAGATCAATTTTCAATTTTATGCCCTTTTCATGATGATCAAAGGTCTTCTTGCTCTATAAGTGTAGAAAAAGAAGCTTGGATTTGTTTTGCAGGATGTGGATCAGGTTCATTACAAACCTTTGTTAAAAGATTAGGATATGATATAGATGTTGAATACGACTTAAATTTATTTGATGAATTCTATAAGGTTGAAGAAGAAACGGATTTAGAAGAAATTTCGTTACCTGAAGATTTTATAGCTAATTCTTATCCAAATTGGATATTTGATAGAGGTTTTGATGAAGACACGTTGTTTAGATGGGGGTGTGGAACTAATAAGTATGATGATCTAGTCATACCTATATACGATAAAGGAAGTAGGTTAATAGGTTGGGTAGCTAGAAGAATGAATGCAACACCTAAATATATGTATTCATATGGGATGAAGAAATCGGCTCTTTTATTCGGTGGGAATAGAATAAAAAAATCTGATTATGTTTGTATTGTTGAAGGCACATTAGATGCGATGTGGTTAGACAAGTATGGACATTCATCAGTAGCTTTACTTGGGGCTCATTTATCAAGAAAACAAGAAGAATTATTAGTAAATCTCCCAACAGATGAACTAGTTCTTTGTTTAGATAATGATGAAACAGGTAAAAAAGCAGGCAATTATGCCTTGACAACACTTTCTAGTAATGTTATGGTATCTGTAATAGATTTACCAAAGCAATACAAAGATGTTCAAGACATAAAAAATGAAGTAACATTAAATACAATAATTAATAATAGAAATTTTTGGTAATAATAGGAGAAAAATATGAGTGGAATAGCACGAATACAAGCAAGAATTGAAGAAAGAAACACATTAACACAAGGCAATTTAGATTCTAAAGAATATTGGATAAGAGATGGAGATCAAATCTTTTTCACTTCGGTAGGAGATGGAAAGGAAGGAGACCCTTTTGTATCTGAAATAACTTTAGTAATGTATAGAGATGGAAATCGTTGGTCAACTGTATATTTAAAAGATAGAGCAGATTTTGAAGAAGTATCTAAAGCTTTAAATATGCCTGAAGATTCAAGACCCTCAAATAAATTTGCTTTATGGGCTTATATATATGATGCTTTACATGTAGAAAAGAAATCAGAAGATTGGGAGCCTATAGAAGGCCCAAATGGTAAAATTTTATTTAGAGAGCAAGTAAACGATTATAAAATTATAACTTTGCCTTTTGGTAGAGGTGGGTATCTTTGGAGTCAATTAGTAGATATATTTGAAGATTGGGGAACCTTGAATCAAGGAGTTATCAGAGTTAAAAGACATGGAAAAGGATTAGATACAACCTATAGTTTAGCTGCAACTTCTAGAAATAAAAAAGAAGGAGACATGGATACATCTGATTTAATAGCTATTGAAGAGTATTATTCAAATAGATATGCCCCTAATAAACAATTAAATCCACAAGTTTTCGGTAATAGTAAAGATCAAACTGAGTCTAAAAAATCCGATGAAAACTTAGATTTATTTGAATGATAGTAACTACAGAAAATTATCAAGAGGTTATTGATAATATTCTCCCAAACAAATCATGGATAGTAGATGTGGAAACCAATGGGTTCAATGCTTTCGATACGAACCAATTATGTGGAATCGGTATTGGAGCAGGGGGAGAAACATACTACTTCCCTTTTAGACATCAACAAGGTGGTAATCTAATCATTAAGAAATATTTAAAACCTTTAATGGAGATTATGAGTCAGAGAGAGTCTCTAATCGGTTATAACATTAAATTCGATTTAAAATTTCTAGAAATGGAAGGGTTAGATACTACTAATATAAAATTGATTGATGTTTTAGTTATGGTTCGCCTTACTGAACCTACTACTATCCGTGATTTAGATTTAACTACTACTATCATTAGAAATTATGGAGAAAAAGCAGGCTCTTATGATATTGAAACCAAGAAAATTCTAAGGACTAATAAATGGCACAAAGATTTTTCTTTAGCTCCTGTAGATATATTAGGGGAATATTGTGAGCAAGATGTTAAATGGACTGCAAAACTCTACGAGGACAGGATAATAGAAATTAAAGAATCTGAACAAGTAGATGTTTTTGAACTAGAATGCGAGCTAACTAAAGTTTTAAATAGAATGGAGCATAGAGGAATACCTATAGATACAAAATATGCAAGAAATCTTATGGATAAACTAGAGAAAAGAAAAGATGAAGTAGAGAAGAAGGTTCAGACACTTTTAAATGATAGCGAAATAAATATAGGAAGTACTAAACAGTTAGGGGAAGCTTTGAACAAAAGAGGTATTAAATCCCCTGTGAAAACTCCCAAAGGAAAACAATCTTGGAATGAAGAAGCTTTATCTAGAATTAATAATCCAATTGCTGGTTTAGTAAGACAGTATAGGACTTTAGACAAATTAAAAAGTACTTATGTTGAATCTTTGTTAGAACCTAAAGAAGTAGAAATTTTACATACTTCCTTCTGCAATTGGGGAACTTTAACAGGTAGACTCTCTTCTAGAGACCCTAATCTACAAAATGTACCTAGAAATCACTTTAAGTTATCAGATAGAAAGTTTGAAACAGAAGAAAGAAAAGATATAATCAATAAAATAAATGCTTCTCTATCTGCAAAAGGAAAAGAACCTATTTCTCATTTAGATGATGAAGTATTAGATACTTGGGGATTTATAGGTGATGAATCTTTTGATGAAAATGATCCTAAAGAAATATCAATTAGAAGATTATTTGTACCTAGAAAAGATCATATGTTAATCTCGTTTGATTACTCTCAAATGGAAGTAAGAGTTTTTCTAAGTTATTTGAAGAATCCAAAGTTTGATGAGCTTTTAAAGAAAGGAGATTTAGATTTTCATTCAGAAGCAGCTAAATTAGCTTTTAATGTTTCTGAAAACCATCCTAATTTTAAAACCTATAGGCAAGCTGCTAAAGCAATTACTTTTGGAGTGATATATGGAATAGGAAATGCTAGGCTAGCCTCACAATTAGGAACTTCTGTAGAAGAAGCAAAAAAATACAAACAGAATTATTTTAAAAATATTGAAGGGTCTAGACTATTTATTAATAACGTAATGCGAAAAGTACAAGAACAAGGACATTTGTTTAATAAATATAAAAGATTATATGTAATAGAACCTAAATTTGCTTATAAAGGTATTAACTATTTAGTTCAAGGAACTAGTGCTGATATTTTAAGTGAAAGAATGATAAAAGTACATAAATATTTACAAGATAAAAAAAGTAATATGTTGTTACAAGTACATGATGAAATTATCTGCGAAATTCATGTAGATGAAATTCATACTGTAACACATGAAATTAAAAATTTATTAGAAACTAATACTTTAGATATACCATTGAAAGTAGACGTTGAGATTTGTGAACCTTCTTGGGCTTCAAAACAAGAAGTCTCGTTCTCAAAACAAAATGGATTTCATTGGGTAATAGCAGGAAAATTAGAAGAAGACCTTTCTGTAAAAGAAACTAAAGTTGAAGATCATATCGATTGGGATACAGTCGAAGTTTAAGGAGTAGAAATGGCAAAAATAGACGTACACTTAGGATTTACATTTAGAGTTGGAGATATGAACAGCAATCAATATAGTAGAGTTGATGTTACAATTAACGAAGTTGATACTGATTCGCCTGTAGAAGATCAATTAGATAAAAGCAAAGAGACTATAGATAAAGTTTGGGAAGAGGTAAGAAGGCAAGTTGATAGTAAAGTAGATGCTATTTTAGACGAGACAAGTTAATGTTAGACCCTAAAGAAACTGAAATTACAAGAGCAGAAGTTTTACACTCCCTTTTAGCTGAAAGAGAACGACAAGATAGCTTGTGGGGAGACCAAACTAAAAATTCAGATATTAAATGGTTAAATATTACTTCTAGAATAGTACATAAAATGTATGACATTGTTGATGACGAAGAGTCCCAAGATATTTTATATTCAGAAGTTGTACAGGGAGCCTCTCTATTAATGGCTTGGGCCGAACATATAAGAAAAAGAAATTCAAAAAAAGGTTAAAATGGATAACGATAAATTATTTGAAAGATTACAAAAAGCAAACCCCAAAATAGATTTAAAAATAGGAGATGATAAAGTATTTGAGTATGAAAGAATTTCTTTTGGAGTCCCTAAACTAGATAAACTTGTAGGTGGGGGAATACCAAAGAAGAGATTTAGTATGTTATATGGAGCTACTAATGTTGGAAAGTCTTTTTTAGCTTCTCAATTAGTAGCAAATGTTCAAAAAGACGGAGGATCAGCAGTATGGATTGATACTGAACAATCTTTTGACCCTATATGGAATGAGAAAAATGGGGTTGATACAAGTAAAATTATAGTTCTACAACCTGCGAATGGGGAAGAAGGACTTAATTTAACTAGTTCAGCTTTGAAGGAAGGCGTAGATATTGTAGTAATAGATAGTTTTGCTGGTTTAGTTCCTGCAGCAGTTCAAGACGAAGAGTTTGGATATAATCCAATGGCTTGGCAAGCAAGATTTTTAAATTCGGCTTTACCTAAATTATTAACTCATTTAAAACATGGTTCAGCTTTAGTAGCAATAAATCAATTAAGAAGTAGTGTAGGAAGAGTAACGTATAATAATATGCCCGGTGGTATAGGACAACAGTTTTATACTCATTTACAATTAGAGATTAGAAGATCAGGTTGGATAGAAGAAGGGAAAGATAAAATAGGATTTGAAATGGAGATAAGACTAAAGAAAACTAAACAAGGTGGAGATGATTGGGACTCAATTATACTTCCTTATAAAGTAGGTGGAGGGATAGATTTAATAGAAGTTACTATTAATGAGGCTTTAGAGAAAGGTTTAATAAAACAATCAGGAGCTTGGTATACTTATAACGAAGAAAGAATCCAAGGGAAAAATAGAGTAAGACAATATTTTGTAGATAATCCAGATATGTATGAACAATTAACTAAGGGAGTAAAGGATGACTTATTATCATAAAGATTACACTCCTCAAGAAAAAACTTTTGCTAAGTGTATAGAAGAATTTGGTCTTCGTTACGAAACCCAATATTCTTTTCCACCTTATTCAGTTGATTTTTATATCCCTGAAGTTAAATTAGTAATCGAAGCCGATGGAATGTTCGGACATTTAAAGAAAGCAGATGCTAAAAGAGATGCTAATCTACTAGAAGATTATGGTAATGATATAAGAAAGGTGTTCCATATATCAGAAACAAGTAAAAAGAAAATAATACCTTTAATAGAACAAGTTTTAAATGAAATTGAGGAGGAAGATAATGGCAGGAATCAGACAAATAGGGGCTAAAAGACCAAGACTATCTAATCAAGATAGATGGCTTTTAAAATCAATGGATAATTTATTATCCTCAGACAAAGTTTTTGGTAAAAAAGGAGTGTTTTACCCTTCAATAGTATCCAACCCATGTGATAGATATGTTTATTTATCTTATAATGGGTTGTTACCTGCCCAAGCAGTATCAGGAAATTTACAAAGAATATTTGATAATGGGAATTATTTAGAATATAGAATAAATAAATATTTTGAGAAGCTAGGAATAGTAAGAAGAAGAGAAGTCCCAATTAAATTAGAGACTCCAAATATATCAGGAAGATTAGATTTCATTATAACCCACCCAGAACACCAAGAAGTTATATTAGAATTAAAATCGATCAACACTAGAAATTTTGATTTGTTAAAATTAGCCCCTAAAGAAGATCATATGATTCAAATACAAATATATTTAAATTTAGCAGCTTATGATCATGGAATTGTTTTATATGAGAATAAAAACGATCAAAAATTAAAAGCTTTTAAGGTTGAAAAAGATGTTAAAATGTGGGATAATATATTAGAAAGATTATTTAAAATAATGGGCATGACAAGAATACCTGAAAAATGTACAGGCGAGTCTTATTGCCAATGTAAATTAGTAAAATAAGGAGAGTTTTATGCCCCCTGTAAAAACATTAGGAAAGATTTCAAAATATGTAAATAGTATTCCTATACCAAGATTATCTTTTGAAGAAGTCTTTAAAATAGAAGAAGGAGAAGAAAGACCTAAGCTTCAAGTAACTAAATTAGTTGAGCTTAGTGATGAAGAATTACAAACAACTTTATATCATTACGGAGCAGGAAAAGCTTTCTTAGAATCTGAGTTGTCAGATATAGAATCTAAAACAGCTTTAGTAGAAGATATATTTAATGATCTTTTTTCTACCACATCATATGAGATAGTAGAAAGAAGAGAACAAGCAGGTTTAAAAAAACTTACTAGAGAAGAATTAAAAGGAGCCGTTCTAACAGAATCTATAGACCTTGAAAGATATAAAGAGCAATTACGAGAAGGTAGGTCTAGGCAAATCTTAATAGAAGGAGAGTTAAAATCTTATTCTTCTCTATATAATTCAATATCTAGGGTTATTACCCTAAGAACATTTGATAAAAAGGAGTATAATAGATAATGGATGTTTCAGAATTTATACATGAATGGGATGACTATACAGTCAAAGAATTAATAAGCGATTTATCTAAAACTGTAAGTGGTATGAAATATGCTGCTTACAAAGAAGATGCTGATTTAATGTTAGATATTATTTCAGAAGCAAATACTTGTTTAGAAGCTTTGGAATCTGTGATGTTAGACCAAAATACGGATGGACAAGAATGAAAAATTTTATAGGAATTGATTGTTCAAGTAAAGCTATACATTCTGTATGGCTAGGAAATGGTGGTACTATATTAAAACAAGTAAAGTGGGAGCATAAAGCTAAAGATTTTGATGAAAGATTCTTTAACTTTATGTCAGACTTTGACCACTATTTAAGTACAATAAGTAAAGAAGCACAAGCAGCTGTAGAAGCAGCTATCTTCATTCAAAATCCTAAGTCTACTATAGCTTTAGCTTCAGTAATAGGATGTGTGAGATATCTTTGTTATAAATATGGAATAGATTGTGTTCCAATAGATAACACTAAATGGAAAAAAGATATTGTAGGAAAAGGCAATGCTTCTAAAATAGAAATAAAAGCTTTCGCTGAAAAACATTGGGGAGAGACTTTTGAAGAACAGGATTTTGCAGATGCAGCCTGTATAGCATTATGGATAAAAAGAAAGTTCGAGTTGGAGAAAATCGATGAACAAGAAAAGCAAGAAGACGAAAAAAGAAGATTTACCAAAGGATAGTTTACCTGAAGGGACTACACAAGAAGATTTATTTAAACAATATGGAAAATTAGTTTGGTGTGATTTCAACGATTGTTTTTGGAATTCAAGACCTAAAGGATTAAAAAGAACTGTAGGAAGTATTTTAAACAATAAATACTATAAACCTTTAGGAAGCAAAGATGAATCTTGGGTTGGAATTTGTGGAAGACCTAATGAGATAGCCATTAGATTTCAAAAAAGAATGACAACAGGGGGAGCTAAACAAGAATTCCCTATCTGTTTTGTACCTGCTAAAAATGGTAAAACAGGTCATATGGACTTTGCAAAACTATTACAACCAGATGGAAGTCCTTATGGAGGAAGTTTGAACTCTCAAGCTGTACATCCAGAGGAACATTTAAATTATGATATGGATTATTAAAGGATATTATCTATGCCGAAAATATTACCCCCAAAAATAAAATCAACAGCTTATCAATTATATATGCAAGGAACACCTGTAACTCAAATATACGAAAAATTAATTAAAGAGTTTCCAAATGAAAAATTTGTAAGATCAACAGTTTATTCTTGGCCTAGAGTACATAGATGGGATGAAGACAAAACTGAGGTTAGAATAAAAACTAAAGAGAACATCATAGAATCTCAAGGTCAAAGAATGGCTAGATTGCAAATAGAACATTTAGATGAGTATGAAGAGATAAGGCAAAAAGCTAAATCAGAATTAAGTGGATTAGAATTTAATTCTGGTGAAGGGGCAGCCAAAACTTTAGATATGGGGATACAAGGACAAAGAAAAGTCATGGAAGGAATGATTAATATTAATTTTGTACAAGAAATTTTAGGTGTTTTAGTAGAAGAGATAGAAGATAAAGAATTATTAGGTAAAATTAGTTTAAGACTAAAAGCAGTTGTACAGGAAAATGAGAATGCAAAATAAAGAAGAGCTTACTACTTATACAGATGCTTTTGATAAATTAGCAGAAGGATTAATCTCTACTGATGGAAGCAGATATGTAGGAGATTTCCATTCTTTTTTAAGAGATGTTTGGGCACAAAGTTTTGATCATCCAGAATATTTTAATGCTTGGCATATAGGGGTTTTAGCTGAAGATATAGAAAGATGTGTAAAAGAAGAGAAAAATTATGTAGCTGTTCTTCCAAGATTTCATTTTAAATCAACTATTTTAGGGCATGCTTTTAGTGTTTGGAGATTATTACAAGCCCCTAGAGATATGTCAGTTCTTTATTTATCTTATAGTGATGGAATGGCTAGATACCATTTATCAGAAATAAATAAAACAGTCCAAAGAAATCCTATATTAAAGAAATGGATGGTCAATAGATCACCGAAAGCAGATTTTTCTTTTAGATATTATATAAATAAAAACCCTATGGAAATTATGCATGGAGGATTATTTTCCTTCAAAAGAGGTATGCACGTCAATGGAGCTTTGATTGCAGATGACGTATTAAGAGACCCTGAAAATCCTTTAAACATGGGGCAGTTATCGAAAGTAGAAGATCATTTCATGACTGAATCTCTTTTTATACCATTGAAAGGAGTCCCTGTTATAGTATTAGGAACCCCAATGATGCCCGGAGATTTATTAAGTAAATTACAAGAGGATGACAGATTTGAATCAAGAGTATTACCTGCATTAGACCCTGTTCCAAAAAGAAGAGTGTTGATGCCTGAATTATATTCAGAGGAATGGTTATTAAATCAACAGAAAGCAAGACCTAAATCTTTTGCTTCAGAATTTTTATTGCAACCACACTTCTCTACCGAATCTTACTTTGAAGAGAGTCAAATTACTGCTTGTGAAGACGAAAAATTATTAAATTTATCGTATAATAAGAGATATGAGAAAGTTGTAGGAGAGCAAGTATTTGGAGGTTTTGATGTTGGTAAGAAAAGACATCCCTCTCATCTAGTTCTTTTTAGCCGAATTGGAGACCGAGTTAAACAAATCCACTCTTCATTTTTAGATGGTTGGAATTATTCTGATCAAATAGATTATTTGAACGAAGTTGCAGATAACTATAAACTTGATGGTGGTTATGTAGATAATACTAGAGGAGAATTAGAAGATAGAGGTTTACATAGACTTTGGAGATCAATGTCTTTTACAAGAAAGTCTAAAAATACAATGGCTCAAATCTTTGAGAAATATATAGTAGACGGAAAATTAAAGTTAATAAAAGATGAGAGACAGAAACAACAAATAATTTCAGTTAACAATGAGTTAAAAGCCCCTGAAACCCCAATGGGTCATGGAGATGCTTTCTTCTCAATAGCTATGGCTTTACAAGCTATATATGAAACTGAGCAATTTAAATACGAAACTATGGGAAGTGTTACAGATTGGTTAGATGCTATATCACCTGATGAAGCCCCTAAACCAAAAGAACATCCTGTACTTAAAAAATTAAAATTTGAAGGGGATAATAAAACAACAATCTCTATTGATGGAGTTCAAGAAGGAGATATTGAACCACTAAATCCAAATTGTAAAGAAGAATTCTGTGTTCCAGAATTTTGGGTTCAAGAAAATAAATTATGTTTATATTGCAGTTATAGAGGATAAGGAGTAAAAAATGGATGATATAACAACATCTCTTAATGAACAAACAGAAGAAATTGGGGAATCTGAATCAGAGCTGACTGAACAAGCTGAAGTAGTATTAAATCATAGGTATTATTTAAAAGATACTGAAGGAGAAATTACTGAAAATAGTTCAGATTTATTTAGAAGAGTAGCAAAAGCTGTATCTTCTATAGAAAAAGAATACAAAATTTTACCTGTAGAGTCAGATTTATTTGAAAAAGATTTTTATTCTATGATGTCTAATTTAGAATTTATTCCTAATTCGCCTACCTTAATGAATGCAGGAACTGAACAAGGAACCTTGTCAGCTTGTTTTGTACTTCCACTAGAAGATTCTATGGAAGATATAATGAAAACAGCTCATGACATAGCTATGGTTCAAAAATTTGGTGGTGGGACAGGCTTTGCTTTATCCCATTTAAGACCCAAAGGAGACAAAATAAAAACTACTCATGGGATTGCTTGTGGGCCTATAGCCGTTCTAAAAACTTTATCTCAAGTGTCTTCTATGATAACGCAAGGAGGTAAAAGAGATGGAGCAAATATGGCAGTAATGGCTGTATCACATCCTGATATCGAAGAGTTTATTTCCTGTAAAGCTGTAGAAGGAGACATACATAATTTTAATATTTCAGTTGGTGTAGATACCAAGTTTATGGAAGCTGTAAAGAATAATACTAGTTATCCTCTTGTTAATCCAAACACTAAACAGATTACTAAATGGATAGATGCAAGAGAATTGTTTAGTACTATAGTTGATGGGGCTTGGAGAAACGGAGAACCCGGTATGATTTTCTTAGACAAAGTAAATGAAGATAATGTTGTTATAGATACTCTTGGGGAAATGGTTGCAACTAATCCTTGTGGAGAACAACCACTTTTAGGAAATGAAAGTTGTAATCTAGGTTCAATAAACTTAGCTAAATTTTATGTGAAGACTGAGGGAACTTGGCAAGATAAAATAGATTGGGATAAATTAAAACAAGTTACTAATTCATCTACACATTTCTTAGATAATGTAATTGATGCAAATAAATATGCTACTAAAGATATAGAAGATATGACGAAATCTACTCGAAAGATAGGGTTAGGTGTTATGGGATTTGCAGATTTACTAATCCAATTAAGAATTCCTTATAATACCGAACTAGCTAGAGAAGTTGGAGAATACATAATGAAATTTATTAGAGAAACCTCTGATTTCTATTCTAAACATTTGGCTAATCTTAGAGGAGTATATCCTGCAGGAGAAGGGAATGATGAATATAGAAATGCTTGTAGAATGACAGTAGCTCCAACAGGAACTATTTCTATGATTGCAGGTTGTTCTAGTGGAATAGAACCTTCTTTTGCGTTGGTGTGGAAGAAAGCTAATATACTAGAAGGTAAAACTTTATATTATTCTAATAAGTATTTTGAAGAAGATGCGAAAAAACACGGATTTTATTCAGAAGATTTAATGGAATATTTATCTAATGGAGGTTCTTTACAAGATAGAGATGAAGTTCCACAATGGATAAAGAATGTATATATTACTTCCCCTGAAATTTCACCTGAAGCTCATGTATTAATGCAATCAGCTTTTCAAAAATCTGTTGATTCAGGTATATCTAAAACAATTAATTTTCCAAACGAAGCTACTAGAGAAGATGTTCAAGAAGCTTATTTATTAGCATGGGAAACAGGATGTAAAGGTATAACTGTTTATAGAGCAGGTAGTAGAGAAAAAGAAGTGTTAGTAAAAGGAACCGATAAAAAAGAAGAAGAAGTTTTCATGTGTTGTGATTCTCCTAATATAGTAGAAGAGTCAGGATGTGAAACTTGTAAGGTGTGTGGTTGGAGTCTTTGTCATGTTGCATAAAGAAATATTTTTAGATATAATAAGTAAAGCAAAGAAAACAGCTAAAAAGAAAAATCCTGCTTTATGGTCTAGAATAAAATCTGCTGTAAAAGCAGGGAGTAAAGGTGGAAGAGCTGGTCAATGGTCTGCTCGTAAAGCCCAATTAGCAGTACAAAGATATAAAAAATCAGGTGGAGGATATAAAGGAAAGAAAACAGGTAAGACAGGATTAAGTAGATGGACTAAACAGAAATGGGGAACTAAATCAGGTAAACCTAGTAAAAAGACAGGAGAAAGGTATTTACCTAAAAAAGCTAGACAAGCTTTATCTCCACAAGAATATGGAGCTAGTACAAGAGCTAAAAGAAAGGCTACTAAACAAGGAAAGCAGTTCTCAGCTCAACCTAAAAAAATAGCTCGAAAAACAGCAAAGTATCGAAAAAAGTAAAAAATTTAGTATAATATAAATAGGAGTATAGTATGGGAATAGGCAATATGCTTAGAGACAGAGAAATTCAGTATGTGGCTATGAAAGATGAAACCACACAAACGTGGAGAGTTTTAGACACATGGCATGAAGAACTAAAGAATTTAGACCCAGAAGATGATGTATCTGACGAAAGTAAAGCCGTTAGTGTATTAACAGAAGGGCAATTCTTGGCTATAGTAAAAGAAGCAGCTAGATTAGGAGTTTTACAGAATGTGAACCTTTCTAATGTTGAAGAGGTCGAAGAATTAGAAGATAAGATTTTAGGTTTAGAAGAAGAAATATCGGATTTAAAAACGGATGCTACTAAACATAAAACAGAAACTAACATTTTAAAGCAAGAACCTACATCTGAAAGTTTTATGATAAAGAAATTAGCTATGAATAACATTATGAAACTTGCAGCTATAGATGATGTAAACAAACTTGCAGTAGATTAAAAGGTGAAAAAATGGCAAAATTAGGTGATTACCTTCCAGAAGTACCACAATTAGTTAATCAGATGACTGAATTCAACGAAAACTTGAATTTATTACAGTTAATGAAAGCGAGTAATGAGACTTCATCAGCCCCAACATTAGGTCTTGATCATGTAGTAAATACATGGGTCAGACATCAAATGGCTTATAGACAACAATTAGTAATGGATTTACAGACTATTACTTATTCAGTTGCTGAAATAAGGTCTCCACTAGGACATATAACTAGTGAAGTATTTAGAAGAGGAGTAAAAATTCTCCCTAAAGTCGAAAATCCAAGCATGGAAGAAAAAGAAAGGCTAGAAGAATTAATTTTAGACTGTAATATTTTTGATCAAACTTTAGAAGAAGTATTTAGGCAATTTCATTATGATGTAAATTCAATTGATGATGGATTTATTTACCTAGTTAAAGAATATAAATCTGATGAAAGTAATAAAATTACTTCTAGAGTTAAAGAAATAAGAAGATTAAATCCAGCTTTAGTAGAATTTGATTTAGATACTGCTGGATTACCAAAAAATTCACATTTTGTATGTCCAATGCATAGAGAAGAAGTAGGAGAAAAACCCGGTAGGTGTGGAACTTCAGGATGTTCTCATACCTTGTGGCCTGCTATGTATAAATATTATCATAGAAATCAACATGTATATCTATTTGATGGAGAAGTTATTCACGTTTCTAAGTTTTCTCCATCAGAAACATATGGTTGGTCACCTATATTAACTATATTTGAAAAAGCTTTAACCCTTATAGGTATGGATAAAAATATATATAGATATTTCTTCGAGAGAAAAATGCCAGCCTCCATGGTAATGGTAACAACAGATGATCCAGAAAGTTTAAGAAGGGAAAGAGCTCATATAGCAGCTCAAACTAGAATAGACCCTAACTATATACCTATGGTAGCTGTATCCTCTAGAAATAATAGAGGTAGAGTAGACATGGTTAGGCTATTCCATACTTTACAAGAGATGGATTACTTACCTGTTAGACAAGAAATAAGAGAAAGAGTAGCTGCAATGTGGGGTGTTACTCCTGCTTGGCAAGGTACTCCTGATGCTTTTGGAGGATTATCAACACAAACCCAACAATTAGTTGTTATGGGTCGTGTTGTAGAAGCAGACCAAAGATTATTTCACGAGAAAGTTATTCCTTTACTTATGAAAGCTTTATCTATAACTGATTGGGTTATTCAATTAGAACAACCTGAAGAAAAAGCTGAAGCGACTAGAATAAGTTTTGCTCAACAAAGAGCTCAAATTGCCAATCAATATTTACAAATGGGATTTGATGTTAAATTAAAACAGAGTGATGTTTCAATAGATGAAGCTGAATTCATGATAGCAGGAGACCCTGTTCCATCAGTAAGAATGCAAGGGGAACAAACAGCTATGGCATTAGAACAACAAAAAGAACAAATGGAACAAATGAGATTACAACAAGAACAAATGGCTGAAGGTGGAGAAGAAGGTGGGGAAGAGATGGAAAAATCTTTTAATATAGATGAAGGAGCTATAAGAACAGCTGTAGAAAAAGCTTTTACTCCTGATTTTCATGCTAAAGGCCCTGATAAAGAAAGAGATATAGATGAATGGGCTAAAAAAAGAGAGAAAAAAGCTGAAGACAGAGCCTACGGATTTAAAGATTTAGGAGGAAACCCTAAGAACTATCAAAAATCTTGGATAGAAGATTTATCAGAACAAGGATTTTCATCTCCCATAATTAAATCTGTAACAGATGATGGTTCTCAGATGTGGTTTTCTCAAAATAATGTAGATTATGTAGCTGCCTTATCCCCTTCAGGAGTAGTAAATGTAGAGAAAGCTTCTTTTACTCCTACAACTCCTTCAGTTTCATACAACCCAACAGGTTCAAATACTAGAAACACTAAAGGTAACAAATCTAATTTCTATCCAGATACAGATAAAGATGATGAGGAAGATTAATGCCAATTAAAAAAACTAAAAAGGGATGGTATTGGGGAAGTAAAGGCCCTTTCAATTCAAAAAATAAGGCTCAAGAAGTTGCTCAAGCAGCATATGCTTCAGGATACCAAAAAAGTTTTCAAGAAGGAAACATTACTAAATTAATAGAAAGCATTGTACATGATCTAAGAAAAGAAAATGGGGGATTTAACGGAAGTAGTGGTACAGTCTTTACTTCAACTAACTCAGGAATTTTCACTCCTACCTATGGTAGATACAGTTCAACACGAAAAAGAAAAAAGAAAATTAGCGATAAAAAGAAAGGGCAAGGACTGATTAGTGGTAAAAAAAGATCAGGAGTAGAAAAATTACAAAGGTGGATGACTGATAGATCACCTGTAAAAAAATTAAAAAAAGATGTTCCATTATCTAAAGCAACTCTTACAGGGAGTAGTTCAGGCAATCAAACCCAACCTGTAAACAATCTTATGCGAATAGATTGGCAAAAACCTCGTAAAGATATGATTAGACATAAAGAGGATGTCACACCTAAATATGTAGAAAGAGGAGAAGAAGATAAAAAACAAGATTTATCTGTGATAGAACAAAACGACTTTCAAAGAAAGGTAACTGAAATGGATGATGACAATAAAAGAAAAACTAGGGGAAGAGATACTAAAGAATTAGATGGTGAAGCTTCTGCAGCTGCAGGAGTAATGCAGTTTTCAAAACAACCCAATAAATTTGGTAATCCTCAAGACGATGAATTATTAAGAGGAGCAAAAAAAGATAAAAAAGCCGATACAGAGTTCGAATTAACAAAAAATACTACTTTACAGAAAATGGATAAGGTGTTAGAATTAAGTGAAAATGAAGATATAGATATGTTAAATGCATTTTCAAAAGTATTTTTAGAAGATGAAGAGTAAGGTTTTATCTAAACAATCATGTCCTAAATGTGAAGGCAAGATGTTTACAAACCAAGATTATGATTTACAATGTTTATATTGTGGAAAGATTTTAGTATTAAAGATCAGGAGAGAATATGATTCCAGAACAGGCAAAATCAGAGATAATAAGAAAACACGCAATGGGGGAGACTTGGACAGCCATAAGGAATTGGTTAGAAGAGGAGTACGGAGTGAGGGTTCACAGAACAACCATTTCAAGATGGCACGCAAAAGAGGTTTATTCAAGACCTATTAACGAAGAAGAGGAAATAGAACTTGAAATAAATCTATCCGAAGATGATAGAATAAAACTAGATAAAAAAGTTCTTACTCATAAAGCTGAAGCTACATACTTTAAAAAGATGTATGAAAAAGTTTTAAAAGAGAATACAAGAATTGATCTTATTATAGATACCATTAGAGATTATGCTCCTGCGTTTAAAAGCCAACCCAAAATTAAATACACAAAGCCAAAAGGAAAGGTACGAGGAAGAAGTCCTGTAACAGCTATTGCTCCTTTGACTGATACTCATGTTGGAGATGTTGTTCATGCAGATCAAATGTTAGGATTGAATTCTTATGATATAGATATCTTTAATAGAAGATTATATGGGTGGGCTGAACAAGTATTAAACCTAACTAACTTTCAAAGAACTCATACAGAAGTCACTCATTTAGTAGTCCCAATG